GATGTGGTGACTTATACTGGTACGGGATCACATCCAAGAAATGTATCACACAATTTAGGTTCTGCTCCAGGGATGATATTAGTTAAAAACTTAGGTGATGGTACAGAAGATTGGATTGGCTACCATAGAGGAGTAGATTCCTCTGCGCCAGAAGATTACGGTATATTTCTAAATCTAACAGATTCTAGGGTTAATAATGATGCTTATTGGGGCGATACAGCACCTACAAGCACTACCTTTACCGTTGGTGGAAATATAACAAACAGAAGCGGTCAAACCTACGTTGCCTACCTATTCGCACACAACGATGGTGACGGTGAGTTCGGCCCTGATGGTGATGCTGATGTTATCAAGTGTGGGAGTTATACTGGGGACGGAACAACTGATGGTTCTAATAAAATTGATGTGGGGTTTGAGCCGCAGTGGCTAATGATTAAAAGAACCAACACTAGTAGCGGTTGGTTGATTATGGATAGTATACGTGGGATGACTTCTGGTGGAGCAGACCCAACTTTAAGTGCAAACTCGGGCAATGCTGAAGCTACTACATGGAAAAATGTTACACTACATCCCGATGGCTTTTCTGCAATTGCCGGAGAGGGCGCAAACGGCTCTGGCTCAGACTACATCTACATGGCAATCCGCCGTGGCCCTCTTGCTGTGCCAGAGGATGCGACTGAGGTGTTTGATGTTGATGCTTATAGTGGTAACAGTACGGCAGGTCGCATTATACCTTCTGCCTTTCCCGTTGATTTAGCAATAGTACAATCAAGGTCTGCCGCTGGAGATACAAACGCTGTAGCTGACAGGTTAAGGGGTGCTAATGTATTGCTTAACACACCCAATACCCATGCAGAGTTGACTAACAATACTGACAGCATCACTGGCTTTGACTTTATGGATGGTATTGAAATAGGCACAGACACTAGAACTAATTGGTCAAGCGGAACCTATGTATCTTGGATGTGGAAACGTGCGCCGGGCTATTTCGATGCGGTGGCATACACGGGTAACGGAACGTCAGGTCGCACTGTAAGCCATAACCTTGGTGTTGTACCTGAGATGATGTGGGTGAAGAATAGAAGCTCAACATATGACTGGATTTGCTATCATAAAGGCTCAAACTCAAGCCCAGAAGATTACTATCTAAGTATAAATGACACAGATGAGGCTAGAGCTGGGAGCTTTTGGAACGGGACATTGCCTACAGATGCTTCTTTTAGCTTATCAGATCAGCCTTACGTTAATGCGTCTAGCTCCAACTACATAGCCTACCTATTCGCAAGCGCACCCGGTGTGTCGAAGGTGGGGAGCTACACGGGTACGGGCAATACTTTAAACGTAGACTGTGGTTTCACAAGCGGTGCTAGGTTTGTGTTTATTAAAACCGCAGATGATAGTGGTGGTGGTAGTTGGTATACGGTGGATTCTGCGAGGGGTATTGTCGCAGGGGATGACCCTACGCTGAAACTTGAAGACACGGCCGCTGAGTTTGACAACAAAGATTGGATTGACCCTCTCTCTTCAGGATTCACAATAACATCAACCGCTGGTACGTCATTCAACGCATCTGGAGTAACATACATCTTCTACGCAATCGCATAACAATCAACACTTATAAGGAAAATCAACTATGAGTGAATACAGAAACAGAACTACAGGCGAAGTAAAAACACAGGGGCAATGGCGTGCAGCTAACCCCAACATGTCTTTGCCTCGTACATGGCAGGCAGCAACACTAGATGCACTTGATCTTGATGCAGTCCTACGCAGCCCAGCGGCTACAACTACACAGTATCAGAACTCTGTGCGTGATGGTGTTGTCCAAGACGCTAACGGTAATTGGGTAGAGAACTACGTTGCACGGGATATGTTTGCCGATACGACTGACGAGGATGGCATAACAACCACTAAAGCAGAGCATGAGGCTGCATATCAAGCTGGCCTTGACGATAGGGCTGCTGCCGCCAACCGTGACATACGCAATCAGTTACTCAGTGACAGCGATTGGACACAGATGCCAGATAGCCCTGTGATTAATGAGGCGAAAGCGGGATGGGCTATATACAGGACTTCCTTGCGGAACCTTACAGCACATGAGAATTGGCCTAACCTAGAAGACGCCGATTGGCCGACGAAACCATAGGAATAAAAAATGGACAAACGTACAGTAGCTTCTGCGCATGAGCGGATTGACGGTCTTGAGAAAGAGGTGATTGCCATGCAAACAGAAATGCGAATTCAATTTAAAGATCTGTTTGGTCGCGTCAAGCGCATGGAAGCAATTATGATTGGCACGACAGGCTTTATCATTGCACTCTTAGTAGCAGTGCTGACTAAGATGGGCTGACAAAATGATTGACCCGGTAACAGCGGTCGGTCTAGCCACCAGTGCGTTTAATATTCTCAAGCAGGGTATTAGTGCTGGCAAAGACATACAAGAAATGAGCGGAACCCTAGCTAAATGGGGCTCCGCTTTTTCTGATTTTCAGTACGCTGAAGACAAGACAAAGAACCCTCCCTTCTACAAGATGATGTCTGACAATAGCTCAAATGCTATTGAGATCTTTGCTCATAAGAAGAAGATGGAATCCATGCGTAAGGAGATTAAAGATCATATCTCTTGGACATATGGCCCCTCTGCTTGGGAGGAAGTCCTCGCTATTGAAGGTGAGATGCGAAAGATACGCAGAGAAGAGGCTTACAAAAAACAAGAGATGATAGACAACGCTATCAACTTTGTCTTTGGCTCAGTCATATTTGCGATTGCTGGTGCTGGTGTAGTGACAGGGCTGTATTATCTTGGTCGTTATCAGGGCAAGTGGTGATGTGGCTGTTGATCTGGTTTCAGTTAGAGAATGGCGTTTCTCACTTTGAGGTTGGTCAATATCCTTCTGAGAAGATTTGCTTCGAGGAAAAGCAAAGAGCATCTATTCTTGTGACAAAGACTAACGAATATTTGTACTGCTTTAAGGTTAGCACAGGAGATTGATATGACTTTTGACAAGTATGACGTAAACAAGGATGGCACCATTGACGAGGTTGAGTGGCAGAAGTTAGCACTTGAGGATCGTTGGCGTGAGCTTTCTGATGCTGATGCAAAGCGGGATACACAGCGCCGTTTAACTATGGCTTGCGCCACTGGTATGTTGCTCTACCCTTTCGCCATTGTAGGGGCCTCTGCGTTGGGCTTAGACACTGCTGCCGATCTCATTGCCGATATTGCAAGCGTGTATGTGGTAGCTGCTAGCGGTGTGGTCGTTGGTTACTTTGGATTCAATGCAATGGAGGCTAAGAAATGATTGGTCAAATCATAGGATCGCTTGGCGGTCTAGCTGCTAGTTATATTGATGGGAAGACTGCCGTTAAGAAAGCTGAAGCAGAAACTAAGATGAAGATTGCTACTGGTGAGATTGGCTGGGAGCAAGCTGCAATACAAGCCAGTAATAATTCTTGGAAAGATGAGGCGTGGACCATAGCTTTCATAGCTATAATTGTATGTTCATTTGTGCCTCCGCTTCAGCCCTATATGAAGGAGGGCTTCGCTAATATTGAAGCTGCGCCTCAGTGGTTTCAATGGAGCTGTTATGCTAGTATAGCTGCCAGCTTTGGAATTAGAACAATAAGAGGATTCAAACGATGAGTTACAAGTTAGGTAAGCGCAGCCTTGATAGGTTGATTGGTGTTGATGAGCGTATGGTTGCTGTTGTTAAGTATGCAATCAATGTGACTAAGCAAGATTTTTCTGTGATCTGTGGGCTGCGCACAATCGAGGAGCAGAAGGCTCTTGTTGCTAAGGGTGCTAGTCAAACAATGAAGTCTAAGCATATTGATGGCTTGGCTGTAGACCTCATGGCTTACGTTGATGGAGGTAGATGGGAACTCAATCTCTATGATGAGATTGCTGACGCTATGGCAGAGGGCGCCCGCGCTGTTGATGTTCCGATTATCTGGGGCGCTGCTTGGTCTGTTCCAAACATTGCTCAGTATGATGAGGGCAATATGGAAGATGCAATGAATAGTTACATTGATTTGCGCAGATCACAGGGTCGGAGGCCATTTATTGATGGACCTCATTTTGAGTTAGTAGTATAAGAATCGAGTGGGTGGCTATCATCACAATCCAAATCAGCTTATCCACGGGGATGGCGGTTGTTTACCTCGGATGACGTTGCTACCAAAAAGCGCCAACTTTTAAATATCAACGGCCACCCACACGATTAATTCTTTGAGTAATGATAGACGCTGTTGCGCTTGTTCTTTCCAACTTGAACTCGCTCTCTGTTAAGCACTCCGTCTCTATACATAAGGTCTAGCATCTGGCTGGATATACGAAGTGGCAGCTTTGTTTTTCTGGTAATGTCCTCAGCTACTTTTGTTTCGTTGCCTTTAAAGCAATCCATTATTATTTGGCGTCGATGAATTGATTGCTCTCGTTGCTTTCTTATTGCTGCATTAGAAGCATTCTCTGGTGTATAGTTTTTCTTAACAGGAAACGGGGGCCGCATCTTTAGATCAATCATCTTTTGCTCGAAGGTCCATACTGCTTCAGCATATAGAAGCTCATACTTCTCTGTCCTAGGAAGATTGCTGCTGTAGATTTCATCTATTCTTTTTGCGCTATCTCTATCAGAGCTTTTATTTCTTCTAGTTCTTGCTTTAGGTTTGGGCGTTGATTGTTGTCTGCTTTCTTTATCATGATTGATAGTAGACGCTTCGCTCTTTCTAGGGCTTTGGAGGTTTCTTCTTTCATTGGCTTTCCTTCTAGGGCATACGAATTTTATACCATATTTATTCGTAAGTTCTTTAACAGTTGAATAAGGTATGTCTAATAAGGTGGACGCCTCTCTCTGCGTTAGCCCCATCTCTGCTGCGTTGATACACTTGCTAAGTTCTGTTCCCTGCATGTTTGTTCCTCAGTTAAAAAAGGCCAGCCCGAAGGCTGACCAGTTGATAGGAGAACACCTCCTTTCTAAAACGGTATGTCATCACCTTGCAAGGGATCAGTTGTTGGCTTGCTGCCACCTGACATTTTCTCGCTTACTTGAAACGACATATAAGGCTTACCATCCTTCATCTTCTTCCATCCGGCAAGACGCTTTGTATCACCAAGCGGGCCGCTGTAGTCGGGAGCTGACTCATTACCTTTCTTATCGTTGTCAAAGAACACGCCAATCTTTTCATACATCTCAATGACAGGCTTGCCATCTCGCGTCTGGTCTTTAACCAGCATAACTTTCTTGTCGTTGCCCTCGACGTTGAGCTTACCTTGCAAGATCATTTGCTGTGTAGGGAATGGCGTGAACGCTGCGCCCCGGTTGGTATCGTCGTATGTATCTGCCATGCTTCTGGCTCCTTATGTTAATTGGGGAATTAACCCCCTCGGTTTACCATCCGCCTGATGGAGCAGATGGATTCTCTGATGATAGACCTTTGGTCACTTGAACACCGCTAGATTGTTTAGCTGCCATGTTGCCATCGTCATCCTCCGGTGCAAGGCAAGCCATCCCTAGCAAGCCGTAGCGCCTAGCGTACGTTATAGCGCTGCCTAAGCCCTGCATGTCCTGTTTACTCAAGACAAGGTAAACCCTGCTTGAAAACGCCTCTCCTGAGGTGTGAAGTATCTTTGTCTCGACATACATGCCAAGCTCGTCGCGGCCACACGGCTGCATGACAACGAACCCGTTCTCTTGGAACACCTTTGACGTAGCGTCAATTACCGCCTCAAGTGAGGCATAACGGTTCTTAAAGTGTGGATTGAGGCTGTCTTTCTTTACAGACTCCATTGCTTGCTGCGCTTTGAGCAGCGCTTTGATTGCTGTGTCAGTCATGTTGTTCTCCTTGTGATACGAATAGCTCCACGCTTGTCGCGCTTTGCGGTTAGATGATTGCAGTAAACTTCACGTTCATTATCGCCAACCATATCTTTGATTTGTTTTTTAGCTGACTCGAATGCTTTGGCATCTGCTTCTAAAGTGACGTAGGTGTAGGCTGCGTCATTGAAGTGGTTGTCTTGCGTGGCGTCACGTTTGACCATGTTGTCCACCGACACCTTGTCAATGCTAAGTTGTATCGGCTGGTCATTACCAACTGGCTCTTCATCGCGAAGCACGTAACCCCAGAAGTCCGACACCACTGCCCACATAGAATTGAAATACTCTTCGTTGCGTCTGACATGAGCTGACTCCCACTTATTATTGCCAAAGATAACAGACATATGAGCGCCTTCAGCTTTTGCTAGGTGAATGTATAGCTGCACTTGCGGCATATAATACTCAATTACTTTATCCAAAGTATTGTATGAGTTGGTGTGCTTGGCCTCTACGATAGAGTCCTCAATAGAGTCCCCTACCATAGCGTCAACCGTACCCTTAACTGGTACTGATCTAATCTTTTCTTCGAATGTTTTCTGGAAGTCAGTAAGAGTGCAGTCATACTCATTCGCAAACCAGAGCAAATTAAACTCTTCAGTCTGTATGCCCATCTGCACTGCAAGATTGCGAGACAAATCTTCAGGCTCAACTCTGCCTGTCTTTATCTGCCATAACTCTAGCCAGTTCCCCTGCATTATCTTTACGCAGTCGGAACCACCTATGAAACCTTTGCGTTCCATGTTGTTCTCCTTTGTTATCAGTTATTAGCCTACTGCTTATGTGCAGCTTAGGCAATACGAAGTGACGTTACGTCACTCGTACTTTCCGTACTTTTCGAAGTGTTCTTCTGATAAGTTCTGAAATTTCTTGAGCCGCTCTTTAGTTTTACCCTTGAGGTATGGCTCACCAATGGGTTCACCATTGCGAATACGCTGTGCCATAATCTTATCGCTGTCT